CTGTTTGAATTTAATTGAAGATTTTGCATTTTACAACTGTTATGGATTAACTGGTAATTTGACAATTCCGAGTTCAGTTACTACAATTGGATATGTTTCATTTATAAATTGTTCCGGATTAATTGGGGATTTGATAATACCAAGTTCAGTTACTACAATTGCAAACATTGCATTTCAAGACTGTACAGGATTTAATGGTAATTTAATAATCCCTATTTCAGTTACTTCAATTGGAAATTTTGCATTTTGCAATTGTTCAAAATTAACTGGTAATTTAATAATTCCAAATTCAGTTACATTAATTAGAAATAGTACATTTCAGAATTGTTCTGGATTAACTGGTAATTTGATAATACCGAGTTCAGTTACTTCGATTGGAGATGCAGCATTCGCAGGATGTACTGGATTTAATGGAAATTTGACAATACCAAATTCAGTTGTTTCCATTGGGAATTCTGCTTTTTATACTTGTTCAAAATTAACTGGTAATTTGATAATACCGAGTTCGGTTACTTCAATCGGGAATCTTGCATTTATTGGATGTACTGGATTTAATGGAAATTTAACAATACCAAATTCAGTTGTTTCCATTGGGAATTTAGCCTTTTATAATTGTTCTGAGTTAATTGGAAATTTAATAATACCTAGTTCAGTTACTTCAATTGGAGATTCAGCATTTTACAACTGTTATGGATTAACTGGTAATTTGACAATTCCGAATTCAATTACATTAATTAGAAATAATACATTTCAGAATTGTTCTGGATTAACTGGTAATTTGATAATACCGAGTTCAGTTACTTCGATTGGAGACGCAGCATTTTCAGGATGTATAGGGTTTATTGGTAATCTTACAATTCCAAATTCAGTTACTTCAATTGGAAATTCTGCTTTTTATACTTGTTCTGGATTAACTGGAAATTTGACAATTCCGAGTTCAGTTACTTCAATCGGAAATCTTGCATTTATTGGGTGTACTGGATTTAATGGAAATTTGACAATACCAAATTCAGTTATTTCCATTGGAGATTTAGCATTTTACAATTGTGTAGGGCTGATATTAATTAACAATATGAGATCAACTCCACAAATTATATTTTCAAATACATTTTATAATGTAAATAAAACAATACCACTTCACGTAGCAGTAGGATCACTAGCATCCTATCAAGCTGCACCATATTGGAATGAGTTTACTAATATTATTGCAGATTTATAAATTTAAAATACACACATTATGAAAAGTTTATTTCAATTATTACTGGATTGGTTATTTCGAAACTTAGTGAATTTTGCAAAATGGTCGCTGAGCATGGCCGGTGGTTTCCTGGTTATGATTAAGCCGACATTCCCATTTATACTTATTTGCGTTGTCTTTATTATTTTCGACTGTTGGTCGGCAAGGGATTTAGCAAAACGCATGAAGAAAGCTGGTCATAATACAAATGCTAAAGTAAAGAGTAATAAACTATTTAAGGCGTTTACCACTGGAGTATTAGCAATGGCTGCCATAGTACTTGCATTTGTGATTGAGAAATACATACTTACTATGTATTCAAATCTCTATCTAGCTAATTACACGGCATTGGTATTTTGCGGCATTCAGTTCTGGTCAATAACCGAAAATGCAAGTTCATGTAATGGTTCGAAATGGGCTGCAATTGCTCAAAAGTTCATGGTGGATAAAACTGAACGCCATTTAGATATTGATTTGTCGATATTAAAAGATAAGGAGGATACAAAATGAAAGAATTGCTACCTCTAGTTTGGAATGAAGCTGCAAGTTTCAAAATTGAATCACCAGCAGTAATGGCATTTCTATCGGCCGAAACAGGAGGAAAAGGCTTCGACGATGTAACAGGTAAAATTATTATTCAATTTGAACCTAGCTGGTACAGAAAGCGTGCACCTTATGCACCTTCCGGAGCATGGTCGCTTAATAAGGTTGAAGTTCAACGCAAAGAATGGTTGGCCTTTAATGACGCATTCAGCAAGAACAAAACGGCAGCCATGGAAGCCACAAGTATTGGCATTGGTCAAATACTAGGTTTGCACTGGAAACGCCTTGGTTATGAAAGTGTAAACGCCATGTGGGACGATGCAAAGAAAGGAATCGATCGCCAAATTTGGCAGATCTGCAAGTTTATCGACACCGATAAGGAGTTGAAAGCTGCTATTATTGCTCATAACTGGCATATTGTAGCAACGCTTTACAATGGAGCTAAATACAAAGAAATGGCTATAATTTGGAAGCGAGAACCGTATGATATTACTCTAGCAAATGCTTATTTAAAATTCAAATAGATCATGAAAAAAATACTAAAACCCTTTCTTGTCTCATTCTTCAGCATGTGGATAAGTGCAATGCTACTATTGTTTGTAATCGTTTTCTCGGGTTGCTCCAGCACTAAAAAAGTGGAGAAAGCCAAAGTAATCGAATCGGTTGCTTCCAGTGTGGATTCAAAAACCGATCAGTCGAAAACCGAAAGCCTAAAAGTTACGGACAAAACTGAAAAAATTACGGACAAATCGTTAATGCAAATAGAAAATGAAACTAATGCATTGGAAACGCGTATCACAGAATACGACACCGATAAGCCTATTGTTATTGGTACTTATAAACCACCGGTGAAATCTGAAACGATTACGACTAGTAAAAGATTGTCCCAAAAAGATACTGAATATTTGGACAATTCGAAAGAAAAAACAACTTCCGACGCGGCTTATACGTCACAATTGGAAGCAAGCATTAAGCTACTACAGTCAGAGAATGCAAAACTTGTCAGTGAGGTCAGTAATAAGGAAACAACTTCAGTAACCTGGTGGAGATGGTTCTTGGCCGGTATGTGTATACCGGTGGCTATTGGTTTACTTGTAAAATTTGGTGCTTTTTCGAAATTGTTTGTTTTTGTCCTGAAGATATTTAGGGTTAAGTCATAGTTTTTGTTTTTTTTACATAGTATAGATTTTTAAAAGAGGAAGAATGCCGGGCTTGTGAAAGTCGGGCATTCTGTTTTTTATGTCCTTTTAAAAAGGTGGTAATCTGACGAAATTTGTATCGTAAAATAATATTTATATGGAAAATAGTACGCCAAAAATAATGACAGTAGAGGAGTTCAATGACCGTATAAAGTCATGGACCGTAACAACCAGGTCGAAGATGGCCGGCAATGCTCCAAAGGCTTCCGGTGAATTGGCTTCTACTCTTTCAAATTCATATAAAAGGAATTTCGGACATATTTCTACTATCAATTTCAATTTTCTCCGTCGTGGGGTATTTCGTCATTATGGGGTTGGTCGTGGATATATTCGTCAAGGTAATTCTGTCATTCGTGGTAGTCATAACCCTAAATCAAAAATAGATCTAAGTACCGGATTTAAGCGGTCAGCGGATGATTGGTTTGATGTAGAAATCCGAACCGGTCTGGTACAAGTTGCTGATATAGTTCAGGAGTTTTATGGTGATATGGCCATGAATCAAATACTTGAGAAAATTGATAAATTTTTAATTCAAAAAACGAGCAAAAATGGCTGATAAAATAGCAAAACGTGGCGTCTCGATTTATATCGATGGTAAAGAGGTAGCTAACTCTGTGAAGGCAATATCCGGAGAAATGAAAAAGCTAACGAATGAACAGTCAAAAATGACCATGGGAGCTGATAACTATGTAGCTCATGCAAAGAAAATTGAATACCTGAAGTCATTACTCGTTGAACATAAAGATTATCAGAAACAAATTGCCAAGGAATATAGCAATATGGAGAAAGCTGCCGATAAGTATTCGAAAAATACTGAAGGCGGTTTTTCAAGACTAGCAAACGGGTTTAATAAGTACTTCGCCATTTTTACAGCCGGTCTTGCAGCTGTTACCGGATTGACGCTTGGACTTAAAAAGTTCATGGATATGCGGAATGAGCTTGAGCAAAGTTCCGCTAACCTGAAAGCCATTACCGGACTAGATGATAAATCGGTGGCTTGGATGCGTCAGTATGCCAAAGAACTTAGTACTACTACCACCGAGGCGGGCGTACGCATCACAGCTACTTCCAAAGAAATCATGGACGGTTTCACCGTTATCGGATCCAAGCGTCCGGAACTATTGAAAAACAAAGAGGCTATGGCCGATGTGACTAAACAAGCATTGACATTGGCGGCCACCGGAGTTCCAGTCGAAACGGCATTCGAAGTGGTCACTGCTTCTATGAATCAGTTCAACCTTACGGGTAAAGATGCTACTCGTATTATCAATTCCATTGCAGCCGGTTCATTGGAAGGATCTGCTGAAGCTGACAGCTTAGCCGGATCGCTTAAGAACGTTGGTACAGTAGCCAACGATAGTAATATGACCATGGAAGATACTGTGGCCATGCTTGAGGTACTAGCCAGCAAACAACTGGTAGGAGAGGAAGCCGGTACAAAACTTCGTGGTGCATTATTGAAATTGAAAGAAGCCGGAGTTGGTTATGCTTCAGGTCAGTTTAATGTGCGTGATGCCATTATTGAAGTCAATAAGCAAATGGATAAAAAAGCAAATGCGTTACAACGTGATGCACTTTTGCAAAAGATATTTGGAGCCGAAAATGTTACTGCAGGAACTATTCTTCTTCAAAATGTAGATGCTTATGATAAACTACGTGTTTCGGTAACCGGTACCGATGTAGCTATGCGTCAGGCAAGAATTCAGACATCAACCATTACGGCACAAATGGCCCAAGCACAGAACCGTTTCAATGAGTTGGGAATGGAACTGGTGAAGAATCTAAACCCTGCCATGCTAAAGGCTACTAATTTCGGAACTAACTTTATGAAATTGCTGATGCAATTACCTACGTTTTTGAAAGAAAACAAGGTTAGTATAGTTGCATTCGTAGCCGGATTAACAGCTTATCTCACTGTTGTAAATTTGTCAAACATGGCTACTAAGGCTAGATTAGCTTTAGCAGTAATTGAAAAGGTAGCTGATTATCTAAAAATTGTAGCTCTTCGTACTCGTATTGCATTGACCGGACAGGCTACAATTGCCGAACTTCGATTATTGGCTGCTCAAAATGAGCTCAATGCCTCTATGATGAAAAATATATGGGGATTGGTTGCAGCTGCTATTGCTATTGCTACTGTTTATTTGATTTCGTATTTGAATAAAGCTAATGAGCTTACTGAAGCGCAGAAAATAGCCAACGGTGTGATGGAAGATTACCGTAATAATTTTGCTGAAAACTCAAAAGCTGTCATGGAAGAAAAGGCTCAGTTGACCGGCTTAGTTACAGCAATTATAAATACTAATGATAATCAGGCCACTCGTAACCGATTAATTGACGAACTAAACGCTAAATATCCCGGCTTCATTTCCTTTATTGATAAAGAAAAAGTAACTAATGAATTGCTTGCACAGGCACTGGCCGATGTAAATGAGCAATATGACCTAAAGTTACGTTCTGTGGCGCTCAACTCAAAAAGTCAGGCTTACGAGCAAGCTTCGGTGAAAGCCATGCAACGTCAGATTGAAATTCAAAACGAATTGAATAAACTTCGATCACAACCACAGAATGACAATGAGGCAAAAATAAAAGCATTGGAAGATGAAGATCGCCAATTATCTGCTAATATAAAAAGCTACGAAAATGCTTCATCCACTTTTCGTGCGAATGCCGCCAAAAATGACGAAGAAGTAAAACGAATGAATACTTCAGGATATTATGATGGATTAATGAATGAGGCCAAAAAAATGATGAAACTGAAATCAGAACTAAGAGATAACTCTGAAAAAGGTTCATCGGAATGGAATTTTTACAATAAACAAGTAGCTGAAGCAAATGCTGCCTTTAAATATGCTCAATTGAAATATATTGAAACAAAGAAGTTGGAGAAAGCGAATAAGCCTACATCAGATACCCCTTCTACATCCGGAGGAACTTCATCGCCTGATAAAACTGCAGTACAAAAAAAGAAGATTGACCAGGCTATGCAGGAACTTGAAAATGATAACCTGAAAAAAATAGCTGCTATTAAACAACAGTATATTGATGGTGACATTAAAACCGAATACGATTATAATCAACAGTTATTGGATCAACAGGATAACTATGATAGTTTGCGTAAGAAAAAGCTTCAGGAGTTGTTGAAAGTAATTACGGATCCCGGTCTAAAATTGGATCTGAATAAACAAATTGCTGAAATTGATAAAAAGGCACTAGATAGACAGATTGAGCAAAATAACAAGATCAAGAAAATACTATTGGACGCTGATCCGATTAAATCGGAAAATCAATCATATTCTAATCGCCTTCGTGAATTAGGTCTTTTTGGTGTTGATAAAGAAAAAATGACGGCTGATCAGTTGGAAACGTTACGTATTTTAGAAGAGCAACACAATGAGGCAATGCGTAAGCTGTCAACAAAACAGGCTGTTGTAGAGTTGAAAAATCTTGATAAAGAGCAACAAGATGCTGAAAAAATGTTGGCAGATGAACGGTTGACCACTCAAATGAGTGAACAGATCTATAAAGATAAAATGATTTCCCTGGAGTTGAGTTTTATGAGGCGTAAGCTTGCAATACAAGGATTATCTGCAGATGAAATTGACAAAATTACTAAGCAGATCAATCAGAAGTTAATTGATAACTCAGAAACAACGTATCAATTAATATCATCATTCAAGGAAAAGTATGGTCTTGATGAACTTAGTAGATTTAAACTGCAGAAAGAAACTGAACTTAAAATTCTGCAAGAGTATGTAAATAAAGGGCTAGTATCTGAAAAGGATGCCACTAAGGTTCGCAGGATTTTAGCTGCAGAAGAATTCGAAGTAAATACAAAAAACTTCAAAGATACTGCAGGTGCTATCTCGGATATTTCAGGAGTGTTCTCAAATGCTCTGCAGGGATTCCAGTCGGCCGAAGAAAAATCGATAGAGACAAAGTATCAAAAACAAATTGATGCTGCACAAAAAGCCGGCAAAGATACTACTAAAATAGAGGCTCAAAAAAACAAAGAACTTGCCTCTATAAGGGCTAAAAATGCCGATGCTGAATTTGCGCTTCAGGTTGCACAGATAATTGCTACAACTGCAGTTGCTGCTATTAATTCATTTGCAGCTATGTCTAAAATTGGTGGTCCTATATTGGGTGGTATTGCTGCCGGTGCTGCAGTTGCATATGGTGCGTCTCAAATTGCCGTGGCTGAGTCAGCACGTGAAGCAGCAAAAGAAGGATACTACGATGGTGGTTACCACACACCGGAAGGCTATACTGGTGGAACTGATCCTCGAGAGGTTCGTGGTGTTTTCCCTGATGGACAGCCATATCACGGTGATGAGTTTATTGCTACTCATAAAACTACCCGTAACCGTGAGATTCGACCAGTACTTGATCTGATTGATAGTGCACAGAAATTGGGTACAGCTTCCAGTCTTACTAGGGCAGATATATCGAAAGCCTTACGATTATCTCCAGGATACTATGATGGCGGATATCGTAATTCTAATACGCCGTTATCACCAAAATATTCTGATGATCCAACTGCACAATATTTGTCAGATGTAGCTAATTCGCTTAACCGGTTGAATGATCACCTAGATAAAGGAATTAATGCAAAGGCTCCAATTTATTTACATGGGAGTGATGGCTTAGTTCAAAAAATTAAAGAGTATGAAACCCTTTTAAATAATTCAAAACCATGATTGAATTTTATATTGAAAACGAAGGATTATATAATGAGGTAATTTTACCGGATGATTTTTCGTTTACATGGATTGAAAACAATCCTGAAATAAATAATGAAGGTGATTTTACACTGGATATGACTGTATCATTAGAAGTGGCACAGAATAAAATAGCATTCGGGATGATCGATAGATTAGCAAATACTTCTATAACTATATCTGCAAATGCAAAAATAGTAGAGGATGGTGTAACTCGTTACGGAACTATGACTATTTCAAAGCCTACAGATTTAAATGTTTCGTTTCAATTTCTATCAGGTAATTCAGAACTGAATTACCTGGCTAAGAGTGAAGATAAAATCTACACTCTTAATTGGGGTGAGGAACTAGAAATTACCGTTGAACGGGCACTGGATTCGATTAATAACTGGCATTGGACGAATAAATTTGTATGTTGCCCGGTTAAGGCTGGTACTTCAATACTGAATGAATATAATTTAGACCTCACTGCAGTAACAGATGGGCTTATCGTTATGCAACCTTATCTATTGTATTATATAACAAAACTTCCTGAACTCCTTGGTTATACAATGGGTGATAATGTTTTGTTGGCCGATGAACGTGCACAACGAATGTATCTTGTAAATCCGGTTGATTCGTTGAAATATGCTGACTGTTTGCCTGATATGACAATCAGAGAATTTATAAAAGCAATTGAGGATTTTTTCAATGTAAGTTTTATTGTTTTAGGGCAAACAAAAACATTGTCTATTGTGCGGACGAAAACTGAAATGGCTACTAAAAAACGGGTCAAAATTACTCCTATAAATGGTTTTGAACGTGATCTGTCGGATGACTCTTCAGCGTTTAAATTTGGATATACAAAAATATCATACAATTTGCCAGGAAGTAATTACTTCAGTTATCACCGACTTGCAGATGATATTGTAGCTAAATGTACTATCGAAGAATTTTTTAATATTCGTCCGGAAGGATATACTACTGATAAATTAAACATTTTAAGAAATACGGCTGATAAAAGGGATTGGATAAATACTTCAGCTAAACACGAATTTCCAGGTTATCAATTAATGTTCCCAGGAACTGGTATAGTTTATTATTCATATAATGTGAATAGACTTGCCGACTATGGAACTTCGTCAAAAAATGTGCTTTCGCTAAATCTTACTCCTTCAGCTATATATAAAGGAACTCAAAAAGCTATTGATTATGCCGATAATAATTCTACATTCAATGTCCATTATACAATGCCTGAGAGTTCTAATAGTTATTTGCTTGTTGAAAATAAGACTATATTTGAGATGATTGAAGGTGATAAAGGTGATATTGTTCGTTCAAGTAATTTGGAAGTGTGTATGTATTCCGGAAGGTTTAAGATAGAAAAGTCATTTACTGGAAGTCATAGTGGTACATTAATCCGTAATTATGTGAATTATCCATGTTCAAATATTGATTTACCTCAGTGGGAGGATGGAGGTGTCTATTATGAAATTATTGATCCACTTCCGGCATTTAAAACAATGAGACTAGTAGGTGATGATGGTGTAGTAGCTGATTACCGTCCGGAAGTACTTATTGATCCCTCTCTGAAATATATATTTTACTTTGAAGATCGTCCGGATCGTAATGTAAATTGTATATTCTATGTTGAATCTGCTTACTATATGCCAATTTCAATTGAACATATAAAAACAAAAAAAAGTAGATCCTCATTACTAAAAGGAACATTCTACCGAATGCTTGAGTAAAACAGATCGCCGTACAAAAGTTCAATTGTACGGCGATTTATGATTATTTGAAGATGTCGAAACAATTAATGCTCCGTTCTTTTGATTTTTCTAGCACATGTGCATAAATGAGTGTCTCACGTATATCAGAATGACCTAGAATATCCCTGAGCGAATTTAGATCCTTTGTTTTGTCAAGATAGAAAGTTGCAAATGTATGTCGACCGGTCTTGTGTGTTACCGCCTTTTTTATTTCTACCTTATCCATTTTTACAATCTCTTTCAAAAATCGATTCATGGTTTGGTCTGCCGGAAGATTCTCGAATACTAATCCTTTTTTTCTATGTCCAACAATCTCACCGAGTAACTTCCGGAGCGATAAAGACATTGGTACCGTTATCGGTTCAGGTTTTGAGTTTCTTAGTTTTACTCTGTAATAGGTGAATGAAACATTGGTAAACTGTTCTATCTTCATTGCTTTAGCGTCACCAACATGCTGCGAGCTGAAGCACATGTATAAGAAGAATTGAAGTGTTTTATAGAACTTTAGTTCCAGTTCTCCGGCACGGTATAATTTCAATAGCTTTTGCAGCTCCGATTCCTCCAAATAGGTGTAATTTGCTTTTGTTCGTAAAATATGAAAGTCGTCAAACGGATTTTCATCCATATATCCAGCCTTACATGCTGCTTTCACATATTTACGAACTACCGATAAGTTCTTATAGGTTGTATTCTCATTATTCTTTATCTTCTTTCGAAGATGTGAATAGAAATCAGCCACAAAATCAAGCGTTATGTCGTCGAAATGCAAGTCGGGTGAGTAAGCCTTCAGTTTCTCTAATACAGTGGCATGAGTGGCAAGCGTAGCGCTTTCAACACGATTAGATACTGACTTACGCTTGTATTCATCACAAAAAGCGTAGAAATTATCAAAGTCATCCGGCCGGTTATACGACTTTTTAAAAGCTGCCCTGGTCAATACTTTATTCCGGAGGCGATACTTCACAATTACGTCGTTTACACGAGCCAGAATCTTCTCCAATATCAGATTCTTATCAGATGCTTGCTTATCTGCAGTACTTATTCGCATTTTATCCGGATTCCAGTGCTTAGCCAGACACTGAACTTTAGTCGAAAAATGTTCTTTTTCGCGATTTACATAGAAACTCACGTATATGAATCCGGTTGTTTTGTCTTTTCCTTCCGCTCTGTGGTATAATTTTATTGTAATCATAGGTCTGCTTTTGTATTGATTGGTCTACATTTAGGTCGAAAGTTCAATTATATGCCTTATAGAGTCGTATTCGTAATTAGTTGGTATATAGCCAAAACGCAAAAGCTCACAGTCTAAAAGACTGTGAGCTTTTTGGTAAATGAGGTTCGTGGCGGATTCGAACCGCCGTAATCGGTTTTGCAGACCGGTGCCTAGCCACTCGGCCAACGAACCTTGTTTTTGGGACTGCAAAGATAGTATAATTTTGTATCTTTCCAAAGCTTTT